TGAACTATTAAATACTACTTTTTTGTTTACATCAACCTTTTTTTTAAGTAATATTCAATTATTCAATCAAGGGACTTAAATAATGAACACTAAAGCACGCATTAAAGATGCCGTTAAATCTGGCGTAAAAATAAAAAGCATTTCAGATAAAGCAGAGGTTAGTTACTTTCGCCTTAAGTCTGTCATTAACCCGCTTAAGTATAAAGGCGAAACCAGTTTTGACCGCTTCGAGGAAGATAGAATAAATAAAGCGCTAGACGATATTAAAGGTTCATTCTAGGGGCCAAATATTCGTCTTAGTCAGCACTTATAACAACAACAGGTGAGCAAATGAAATTCCCTTTAATCTTATCTTGCGGCCACACCACAAGAACATCACTAAGCGACCCTGGTTGCGGGTGCCATAGTGGTGAGCGTCAATATAAAAACAATAGTAACGAGCCTAGTCCAGTTGATAAAGCGCTTGATCAGTTTCATGGTCAGTGGTCAGCGGTGCTTGGAAATTATGGCTGTCAATTACCTAGCGGTCGCAAGCATGGCCCTTGCCCTGTATGTGGCGGGAAGGACCGTTTCCGCTTTGATGATAAAAATGGCCGTGGTACGTGGTTCTGTTCTCAGTGTGAACCACAAAGCGGCGGCGGGTTACTTCTGCTGTCTCGCTTTATCAATAAAACGGTTATGGAAACGGCCAAAGAGTTGATTGGTGATGACGAGCTAAAAACTATCGCGCCTAAGCGTGTCCACGTTGTTGATCATGACGCAGTGCGAGCGGCCAATATCGAGCAAGCCAAAAAAGGTGCTGCGCTATTAATGGCATCGGCTGTTATGGGCAAGCATATATACATGGGCGATAAAGGTTTTGAAGGTGAATTTCTGGTAAACGGACAGCCTATTTACAGCAAAGATGGCGTCATTCCTGTTGGGGGGTTTTTGTTGGTGCCAGTGTATAAAGCGGGTGAACTGGTCAACGTGCAAAAAATTACTGAGGACGGCGTTAAGCGTCCATTGTTCGGTGGTGATATGCAAGGCGTTCACCACATTATTGACGGTGCCACTAAAAGTATCGCTGTTGTTGAGGGTTATGCCACTGGTAAAACTATCAATATGCTTACCAAGTGGAAAACCTATGTCGGATTCAATACAGGTAACTTAGCAGAGGCAGTTAGGCAGGCTAAAATTGATCATCCCGAATCTAACATTGTTGTTTTTGGTGATCACGATAAAATAGATCCAGCGTATAACCGTAGACCGGGTGAATATTATGCCAATAAAGCGGCTGATCCATTTGCTGCAGTTGTCGCGCTACCGCCTGAGCTTGGTGATTGGGACGACTACCGCCAAAAGCATGGCGATGATGCATGCAAAGTGGCTATGCGCTTAGCTATTGGTATTAAGCCCAAGTCGATTAGTACGGCTCCAGAAACTAAAGCGGTACCTAAACCAGAACCTAAGCCCGCTCCAGCACAACAACAACCAATGCCAGCTTTTGGATCATGGATGGGTGGCGCTAAACCAGCTTCTGCGCCAAAAAAGTTAACCGGTATAAATGCGCTACCCGCAAATATCAATCTTGATAATGTTGACGTTGATAACCCACCAGGGTTAGCTGGTGATATTGTTCGCTACATGAAGTCAGGCGCTCACCGCAAGCTTGAGGGTGGCGCGTTTGCTGCTATGGCTATTCAGTGTATGGCAATGGCTGGTAGCGGCTTGCGTGGTTTTAGAAACAGTAAGCTAAGCTTGATCACCATCACTTTGGGTGTTTCAGCGTCAGGTAAGGACCGCGCGCAGTCAGTATCAAAAAACTTACTTGGTGAGTCTGGCATCCACGTTTATGGCGATATTCGTTCTGATAAAGATATTATCCGCGCTGCAGCTTACGATGACGGCAGATGCTTTTACATCAAAGATGAGGCGCACACGCTGCTAGGTGATTCATTAGGTGGCAAGGATAAGAACACGTCTAAGATCCCCGCTACACTGATGGAGATAGCCACGTCATCGCTTTACATCTTATCAAAACTTCACGCTGATGAATTTGAAGCCACGTTAAGTTCGAAGAAAGCTCGCTATGAAAAAATGATAATGGCCAAAGAGGATATTAGACTTGGTTTTAACACTGATCATGAGAAGGAAAAAATAAAACATATCGACCATGAAATACTGCAGCTAAAAGAAAAGTCAAAAGAGGTCGACCGCGTAGCTTATGCCATTGAGCATGGTGTTAAAGATCCCGCTCTAAACCTAGCCGCATTATCTACACCTCAAAAGCTTGCAGGCATTATCGACGAGGACAGTATTGAGTCTGGTTTTCTTGGTCGTGCGTTAATTTTTGACTGTGGTGTTGAGCGCGTCCAGAACGATAGCTTGAATGATTTTGGCAAGTGGGAAGAAAACGGATACGAATCTCACGATGATAAAATGCTGTATGAAAAGCTAAAGGCGGGTATCGGTATGATTGTGCAATCGTCTAACGATGTGCGCAACGGCCATATTGAATCCAGTTTTACCGGGAAAGATACTAAAACGTTGGCCACACCAGAAGCCAGCCGAATGATGTTTGATATTGCGGTGCATTACGACCAGCAAGAATACTTGAACCATCCTAGACTTGGTGCTTTGTATGCGCGTTTATCTGAGCGTGTGATGAGTGTATCAAGTTCTCTGGCGCTTTATAATGAAGTTAATGGCAATGTAACGGTTGAAGTTGAACACGTTAAATATGCGTTGCTGGTGGCCTTAAACTCTATTAAGCATTTAGAAAGTAACCTTCGAATTAACGAAGCCAAAGACGGTGACACCATCGAGTCAAAAATTGAGGGTATCAAAGAGGCTATCACTAAACGATTAAAGGTTAACAAAGGCGATAAGGACGAGGGATGGCGCTATAAGTCCAAGCTTAAAGAGTTCCTTAAGCGCCAGACGTATTACCAGGAGATCGCCAAAGACCTGCTTAAGCATAACCAAGACGCTTTTGAAAACTCTATCATGTCATTGCGTGGTGAAGGTAAAGTTGAGATTGACGGGCAACGTATCCGCTTGAAGTAAACCCACATAACATCATTAATAAGTAATTACAAAGCCTTTCTATAAAAAGAAAGGCTTTTTTGTTTTCGCTATATTTTGACGCTAAAAATCCAATTCCATAAGAAGAAATTCCCGCATTGCTATCCGTTTCCTATGACAAAACTATATAAAACAACACTTTGCCGTATTTCCCAGATTTCCAGTAGGTAGGGCATAGGTTATAAAAGTATTACCCAGTAGTGAGAGGTAAAAGAGGAAGTCGAAAGCTTGAAGGGGGTGTAGTGAGAAATATGGGAAATGGGGTGTAAGAGAGTATGTAAGTATAATGTAGTATTTTTTTTTATACTATATTACATACACTTACACTACTCTACCTAAACTATAAACCTAAGATATTACATTCTTGATAAATTATTATAAATCCTGTTATTCCTGTAAAGTAATAATTTAATTTACAATCTAAACTTGTTGACAAATAATCTTATAATAAAGTAATATCTGTTTAAGATAATTAAACGGGAGATACTTGTGAGCGAGAATCCATTTGAAGAAAAGATTTGTGAAGGTGATTTTTATTCAACAAAAGTTAAGGAGCAATTCAAGAATCTAGAAGTTGGTCAGTCGGTGAAGGCAAACACAATGGGGCGAAGCTCTCAGAAGTTTAGATCGATGCTTACTTACGCAGCTGCATGCATGGGGGTTAGATTTAGAACTAAAACTAATTCGTCTGGTGACATATGGGTTAAGCGAGTTTGGTAAGGTGGGTAAAATGCAAAAAATTGAACCAAATGATGAGCAGAGATATTTTATTAGAAAAATTGTTTCTGGTGAAATTAAAATTCCAGATAGCCCAGAAGATTTAGTTAACTGTCTTTTGCGTTTTCTAAAAACTTATGATCACGATGCAGTTGAGAAAGATTTAATTTCATTGTCTGAAAAATGCTATTTATCGACGGCAAAAATAAAAGGTGATGAGCTAGGGTTTGCTTATCGTTCTGCAGTTTTACCCGTACTAGCAAAAAGGGGGTACTTTAAGCAGTTAGCAGGGAGTATGAGCAACCGAGGATTAAGCGCGTTAAGGGAAGTTGAAAATAAACTTTTACTTCTTGGTTACGTTCAGCGACTCAAAAAGCAGGTAAGGGTCACAGTTGCAGGTGATCAATATCTTAAAACATTAAAAGAAATTGAAAATATAGATTTCTCAATCAACCAATAACCAACAGGAAGCAACAAAATGACAACAGCAAGCAAAGCAGGCACCGAATTAAGCACGGAAACGAACGCAGTGAATCAGGATGACGCTAAAATCAACTTACCCTCACTACCTGATGCATTTAGTGAAGAATCGCTTCTACGGATGTTTGAGAGCGTCGATAAGGAAGTAAAAGCCGAAGTCCCTGACATTGAAACCGAAGATGGGCGCAAGAGGATTAAATCACTGGCGGCTAAAATCTCTAAAAGTAAAACGGCACTTGATACCCCTATGCGCGATTATTTGCGTATTCTCAAAACTCAACCTAAAGAGCTTGAGAAAAATGCGCGCGAATCAAAAGAGCGTTTTGATAGATTGCGCGATGAACTGCTAGCACCGTTAGCAGAAGCGCAAGCATGGCAGGATGAAAAGCTAGCGTGGTTAGATGGCATTCCAGCATGGTGTGCAAGCAATCCCGCCTCGACCGACTTATCGGCGTTATTGGTCGATGTTAACGAGTTTGTGCTTGATGATGTTTGGCCGGAGCTTTTGAAAAAATTCAAGGTGTCACACGAAGCAGCAGTAACAACGTTAACCGTTACGCTTGAGCGAATTACGATGGCAGAAGCGCAAGCTTTAGAGCTGGAAGAATTACGCCGCAAGCAAGCCGCAGCAGAGCAAGCCGAACACGACCGTAAAATTGCAGACGAAGCCGCAGCTAACGCCCGTGCAGAATCGGAAGCAAAAGCGCAACGTGACCGTGAAGCGGTTGACCGTAGAGCGGCAGAATCTCGTCAGCGCGAAGAAGATTCCAAGGCCGCAGAACAAAAAGCAATCCGTGACGCTGAACTAGCTGAGCAACGCCGTATCGATGATGCAGCAGCAGCAGTCGAGCAACGTAAACAAGATGCTATCGCAGCCGAAGAACGTCAAGCAGCAGCAGTTAAATTGGCAGCAGAAAATGAAGTTAAGCGAATAGCTGAGCAAGAGGCTGAGCAGGCAAAGTTGGCAGCAGACCGCGAAGCCAACAAAGAACATCGCATCACCATTAATCGCGCAGCGTTAGTCGATTTGATAGCAGCAGGTATTAGCGAAGAAGATGCTAAGACCGTCATTCGCGCTATTGGTCGCAATGAAGTGCGTAATATTAAAATAATTTACTAAACAGGAGGGGCGTTATTATGGCGCCCGTAATTTTATGGCACACAGCACGCAAGCACTAACCAACGCAGAATACAGACAGGTAAAAGCGTGGTCTAACTCTGATATCAGCCTAGTTCGTCAAAGCGCAGCTTTAATCGAATGGAACCGCAACGCACCAAGTGACGGCAGCGACGCAGTTGATCTTGGCACTCACTTGCATTGCGCGGTACTTGAGCCTAACGAGTTTATTAAAAACTATGTGACGATGCCGGATTATGGCAGTTCAGCAGCAGGTAAGCGAAATGCTGAGCTATTCGAGCAAAACATGAAAGGTAAAATAATTCTCGATACCAAAACTTATGAAACTGTGATGAACATGAGGGAAAGTATTCTTGCTCATCCAGTAGCTAGGCAATTACTTAAATCACCAGGACATAGCGAAGTATCAATTTTTGGTGAAATTCAAGGCATGAAAGTAAAATGTCGACCCGACAGAATACCGCTACCGATTAATGATCAGCACTTTATTGTGGATTTGAAGAAAACAGCAGATATCGATAAGTTTTTATATTCGGTACGCGACTTTGGTTATCATCGGCAGAATGCGCTTTACTCTGATATTTACTATCAACTAACTGGCTTTAGGCCTCGTTTTGTATTTGTGGTCGTAGGCGAGAAACGCAGTATTGGTCGCTATCCAGTGCGAGTATGGGAATTGCCAAGTGATATCGTCGAGATTGGGCGTATGGAATATTTAGACGGTTTAGAAAAGTGTCGTGAATATGATGAGTTCGGCTGCGGCCTAGAAATTGAACAGTTAGATATGCGCGGTATTATTCGGTAGCAACACACAAACACCTTGACTTAAACGCGTTAACGCTATATCGTTGTAGCGTTAATTATAACAACAGGCAATAGGACTTAATAAAATGACAACAGCATTAGCAATCGTAGCAGCCAACACTGGCGCAAGCGAAGAAGATATTAAAAACGTTATTTCAGGTATGATTATATCAAGTAAAGGTCAGCACGGCGCAAAAGCAACAAGTGCAGAAATGGCCGTATTTACGGGAGTATGTTCAAAGTATTCTCTAAACCCACTCGTTAAAGAATGTGCAGCATTTGTCAGTGGCGGAAAGTTACAAGTAATTGTGATGATCGACGGCTGGTATAAAATGGTTAATCGTCAAGAAAATTTTGACGGTGTTGAGTTTGAAGATAAATTTAGCGATGACGGGAAGATAATTTCTATAACCTGCAAAATGCACATTAAAAACCGATCTCACCCGGTATGCGTGACTGAATATTTAGCAGAATGTAAGGACCCTAAATCAACGGTGTGGACTCGATGGCCAGCTCGCATGTTGCGTCACAAAGCTTATATTCAGGCCGCACGCATTGCATTCGGCATCAGCGAAGTTATCGATGATGACGAAGCGAGCCGTATAGATTCAAAGCCTATGCAGGAACGCGACATTACACCACGAGCTAGTGTCAATCTTACTGACATTGATACCACTATGGCAGACTGCTACACGCTGGACGAGCTCAAGCATACTTGTGGAAAAATCCGCGAAGAAATGCAAGCTAATGGCACTTGGGACAGCTTAAAGGCTGAAATCATTGCATTGAACATTAAGCACAAAGACCGTATTAATTCAGCCTCAGCCAAAAAGGACGAACCAATCTATGACCAAGACACAGGCGAGGACGTCACGGAAACCGAATCGAGCGAAGCGGAAGCAATTGAAGGTGAATTACTTTCTAGCGATGACGGAATTACATCTAATGACGACGATGATATCGGGTTCGGTGAAGATGATGAATTTGGGGAAAGATAATGAGTGAGCCAGTTAAAATTCAAAAAGACCGTTATTATTGGGTTACACCAGAAGGTGGTGGAACATTAGTTTGTGCTAAATGGTTAGGCGATAAGTGGGAAGATGTTAAACCACCTAAAGCATCTATTGAACATGCGCAGGTCAAGCAAATAACCACCATCAGCGGCTCAAAGTATAACTACACTGAACAAGTTGGTGATAGCTTAGTTAGTTATGGGTTTGACGCGCTAGAAGAAATGAAGCGCTTTGCCGTTAGCAAGCGAAATAGTGACGACGAAGATCGAACGCTAAAGCTGTAACCACTAAAACACCAAGCGCCCACAGTGGCGCTTTTTTCGCGTCTATCGTGGCGCTTTTTTAATATCAGCAATTTCGTTATACTGAGTTTATGTTTTATTGGGAGGTGCGCATTATGTTTGAAATGAACAAGGAACAAGAGGCGCTATTTGAAAAGCTGACTGCACTGCAGAAAGAGATAGCAATAAATAACATCTCTGGGATGAATGACATAGATGCATACAAAGCATCAAGAGGTAAGTCGAAGAAAGAGAACACCATGCGTGCGTCTGTTTGTGAAATCCTAGCAAATCCTAACGTCAAGAATTTCATAAAGTCAATGGCTAATCACATAGTTAATCCAGCCGTTATGAGCCGTCAGGAAATGACCGAACGCTTATCGATAATAGCTAGGGGTAACTTGTCAGATTTAATTGATTGGGGTGAGACTGAGGAGATCGTGGAAGGCGAAGTAATCAAGCAATCCGCCTGGCGATTTAAAGGGTCTGACGAATTGACCAAGGAAAAGATGGCGACAATCTCAGAAGTGACAAGCGGCGTTGCTGGCTGGTATCGCATCAAGCAGCACTCGCCACTCGCAGCTATGAAGCAATTAGCGGAGCTAGCGGGATATGAAGCGCCTAAGCAGATAGAAGTAATGGCAAAAGAAGAATTAACCCCATGGGGAGCTATATCGGCGGCGGAAGATGAGTAAAAGGTTAGACTTTCGACCGCAAAAAGTATTTGCACCTGCTTACAATCTCAACACTAAAGTAATTATGGCTGAAAGGTCATTTTTTAGCTCAATGTATGATTACTTTGTTGATTTTGGCGGAAGGGGTGGCGGGAAGACCAAGGACAAGATCAAGGCCGTAGTTTTAGAATCAACTATTCGGCGCGTTCGCGTGCTTGTCACCCGTGAGTTTCAAGAGTCAATTAGCGAATCAGTAAAGGCTGAGATTGAAACGTGCATCGATGAATTAGACTTGGGCCACTTTTTCCGCATCACTGAGGACAAAATTGTTGCGCTTAATGGCAGTAAGTTTGTGTTTAAGGGGTTAAAGAAGAATATCAACAATATTAAATCAATCGCTAACGTTGATATTGTGCTTGTTGAAGAAGCTGAGAACGTGAGCGAAAACTCATGGGATAAGCTATTGCCATCTATTCGCCCGGTGTCGGGCCGCGCGATTGTCATTGTGATATTTAACCCGGCTAGCGAATTGGATGCAACCTGGCAAACATGGATTGTTAACACGCCGCTTCGAACGCTGCTTACTGAATGTAATTACCCTGATAACAAATATTTCCCTGCATTCTTGGAGGCGCAGCGCCTACATGACGAGCGGGTATTGCCACCTAAGCGCTACAAAAACAAATGGCTTGGTATTCCAGCAGGTAGCGAAGGCGATATTATTATTGATCAAGATTGGCTAAAGGCTGCACGCTTTGCTAGTCGTCATGCAGATTGGGAAATAGTAGGTCCAAAGGTTGTCGCATACGATCCCGCAGGGCAAGGGAAAGATAGCCATGCCGTTGCATACTCTAATGGCAATTGCGTTACTGAAATTGATGAGTGGCCATTATCACCAGATTTGCGCGTAGCTACTAACCGCGCATTATCCATGGCTCGCAAGCATGAAGCTGATGAATTTACCTATGATGAGTGTGGTGGTTTTGGTGATGGCGTGAGCGTATTTGCTAAAGATAACGTTGAAGGCATTAGCACAGATGAAGATGGCGTAAACTTTGAAGAGTTTGATATTAATGTCACGCCATTCAATGCCGGCGATTCAATCGAAAAACCAGAAGATTGGGATGAAAGCAAAAAGATTAAGGGAACCGAGAAAACCCCTTATGAGATTTATTGCAATCAAAAAGCTCATGCGCATGGTGTAGTGGCGCAACAGCTTTATAACACATACCGATTCATTGAACTTGGCGAGCGTGGCATTGATTTTAATGAAATGCTTAGCCTGGACATTGAAGATGACGCTATGTGGAAAAAGATAATGCGCGAAATGTCTACGGCATTATGGGTTAAGTCTGAGTCTAACAGCAAAAAGAAAGTTGAAAGTAAAGAGAATATGAAGAATCGCACAGGGCAAGAATCGCCAAATATCAACGACGCAATCATTATGTTACGCGCACCACGAGCTCAAGAGTCGCTTAACTTTATGGATGTTGATTGGTCGTAGTGATATAGCGCTATTGCAATCGCGTGGTAATGTGTTATTGTTACGGTAGAAATTTAACTAATTGGATAAGATAATGACAAGACAAGATTACACTGAATCGCGTAGTGCGTTTCTGGCATCGAATAGTAAGCCTATTGCTGAGCCGTTTCTAGCAAATGATAACAGCATTGTAGGCTGGTCGCTTTCGCGTGATGGTGAAGCATTACCAAGCGCTAGAAATGGCGTTCGAGTATTTAAAACCCTTGGCGCAATTGCTACGCTTTGCCATGATAATAAAATCGGTTCGTTTGAAGTAGTGGGGCTTTAGTATGATTAACTTTAAAGGTCATTTAATTTTACTAGGGCTTTCAGGGGTTGCCGTGGCTGGTGTTATAACCTCTGGCAGTGATACGCTATTAATCGTATCAGCTATTTACGCATCAGCAGCTTTAATATGTAAAACTATAGAAGATAATCGAGCAGTTATTGTTAATAACATCAATAAATCTAAATAGTGATATAATTACAGGAAGCAAGCAAATGAAACCAAGTGAAATGATAATCGGTGAGCGGTACAACTTTAGAAACCAAAACGAGCGCTTAAAATATATTGGAAAAAACTTTAGTGGTAATGGGTTTTGGCATCAATTCGAGAAGGTTGGCGAGCAAGGAGTTTGGTGCGAACTACTGGATAGCGACCTGAGTATGATAGAAGAAACAAAGTAACCAACAAAAGCCAATAGCCGCTATACCACATTAGCGGCTATTACCTACTTGCTCATTAAATACTTTTTGTACTCTAAATCTTGCTTCTCAAGTATTCGCTTATGCTTAATGTCGTGATACGTGCCAATGGCCTTAAACACGATACCAATAACAATCGACACAGCAGTCAGCGTAATACCAATCAATACTGAGTTTTGCGTGATGACATCAGTAATGCTAGCTGTCGCCGTCGCCGCTCCCATCGTCCCGCCGCTGTAAAGACCCACATTTCCAACATCGTTTAGCGATCTCATCGTTTGAAACTCCCTTTACCCCAAAATAGATTTGAAGCACTATTATTAAAAATTGAAATATAAGGGCGAACAAAAGTCCATATGATTGGTAAAAATGCTGCAAACTGGCAAGTAACCAATCCATAAATCAAACTCCTGTATGTTTCGCCCCAGACTAAAAAAATAGGCCCTAAGCCAGTATATCCAGCTTGGACCCATAAATTGTATCTAGCGAAATCATAAGCAAGGGCGGCATAGACTGCCAGTGTCATTGCATATATAGACGCTTGATAGAAACCGAACAAAGTACGGCGACGACAAAGCGCCACCGCGCCTGATGTGGTGATTGCCGCTCGTAGCCAGTAAATAACACTGCCGTCAGCAGATAGAAGTGAAGGCAATATGCCCGTTGCCATTGAGATGACAGAAATGATTAAACATTCTCGCCTGATAGGTTTATGTATCGACGCTAATGCAAATAAGGCAGAGCAAGCAATCAGGTACATTATGACGATTCTTGTTCTGTTTTCTTGGTAGGAACGCTTTGCTGTTGCTTAACAGGCTTGGTAGGTTGAGTGTCGTCAGGCATAATGGTAACTCCATAAATGTAATAAATACCGAATTGGCTTTATTAGTTTACATGCTGTTTAATTGATTGGCTACTATGGAGCAAAAACTAGCTTTGTGTTTTTAGTGAAAAAATTCTATTGTTGATTGATATTTAAACAACGATAATAGGTCATTTAATGCAGTAAAGAGGTATGTATGCCATCAACAAGAATAGCAATCCCACAGGGCGTATGGGCGCCCATTGTAACAGTTGGGGCCGACGGATGGGTGAATCAAACTCAAGGTGACACGCAGGTTGTTTATGTTATCGCTGAATCAGCTCCATCACCATTCGACACCGAAACCCCCACAAGATACGAAACAGAGCGCAGACAGGGTTTTGAGTTTGATGGGCTTGCAGCGTCCGAATCAATATGGGCTTATGCAGTAAATGGTGATGCTGAGGTATCTGTTAGCGTTGAGCAGGGGGCATCGCTAAATCTTGATGCAGATTACTTTAATGGACTAGCCGGATTTATCGTTCAATCTTACACAGAGGCAAATTCAAAGCTTGGCGTTCAGCATGAGGGTTCAGCTATATTTGAAGCGATTCCAGCACTGGGTGTTAATAGCACAATATTTTTAACCGGGGCGCTGCCCGTTGCACTAAAGGGGCGGATCATCAACTTTAGTGGCGTTGGCGTTAAGGGTGAGATATTTACTGGCGCGACCTATACCGGCGGAACTGAGGTTGAGTATCAAAACGCATCAGACATAAACCCTGTTACGGGTCTGGCTAAAATTATAGTAGGGGCAACTATTACAAGTGTTGGCACAACAGCATTCGCCCCTACTTACTCATTTGGCAATGAGTCGAACCAAGGTAAAGGCGGTGTACAATCAACGCTTGGCGGTGAGAAATTGCTAAAGCCTAATACTGCATACTTGCTTAGATTGGTCTCGCTGGATACGCAGCCACAAGATATATCAAGCTTCCTGAGTTGGTATGAGGGTGAGCTTGACATGCCTAGATTGTGACCACCAGCAATCGACGTCCACCAGCAAGACAATAAAAGCCCTCAAATAAGAGGGCTTTGTTTTATTCACACGCTGGATGCTCAACGCCTTTACAGGCTAGTATCTTGCAGTTTAGCGATAGTATTTGGTCAACTGTTCCATCCGTTAACACATCGTCCACACTAGGGCTAATCGGTTCCAAGCCAGCGCAAACTGGAACTTCAATGTATCTAATCTCTGTTGAACTTTGACAGCCTGTCACGCTTACTAGTAGCGCTAGACTTAATAATATTCGTGTCAATCGCATGGTATTTCTCCTGAATTGCATTAACCTTTTGCTGCTTTTCAATAACCGCTTCAACCGATTTAATATTGGCCTTTTCGGTTTTAACATCTTCTTGCAGCGCTTCAATCTTCTTGCCACGATAAGCAAACATAGCGCCGAAGATGCTCACGAATATGGCTAGCGCACCTAACGCATACAGCTTAAGTTGACTTAGCATTGTCATCCCCTTGGGCGACTTTCTTATCAGCAAAGTTACCCGCAGCATAAATACCAATAAGGCCGGCGGTCAGCATCGCATATGTTGATCCGTCTACCTTATCAAAAACCAGCGCGACGGTGGATACCGCCTGCCAAAAGTTAACCGTCCAAAACTTGCGACTAGTCCATTTGTTTATCATTATAATCACCTCACCATTTGATTTAAGTAAGGTGATTATAAGCCAAAAATTATGCAAACATAAGCCAAAGTAAATAAACCGTGACAACGCCTAAAAAGAAACCTGATAGAAATTCGATTGCTTTATTCATTTTTTACCGGCTTATTCTGCAACTCAATAATATAATCGATATCCTCTTCACGCCCAAACTTTGCCATTGGTCGCCCATTAATTTCTAGCCACCAGCCAGTTTTACAGCTGCTTTTTGATTTAGTTAGCATGTTCTTCCTAGTGCTTTTCTTGCTTTATATATAGCCAGCTTTACAGCAGATGGAGGCTTAGAATAGCCAGATAATACATCGTCAACATTAGCCAAAGCCTCTCGAAGCAGCTTGTTTTGCTCTGTTAGTTTGTCGTGTGAGTTAACTTTTTGAGCCATTTCGTAAGCTATACCTTTGGTTTCACATTTAGCTACAACTTCACCATCCATCATTAATGCGGCTTTGTGCGTATCAACAACCAATACATCTATCATGTTACTCATCTTCACAACTCCTATAAATCATTATTGAAAACTCACTAACACTTAGCGGCTTGTCTTGAAAGTAGTTATCAAGCGCTTTGTGTAATATTGTTTTATTACCAGCTAACTTAATCTTAGTTAAGTCAGCCCCGTTGACCGCTGTCATTATCTCCACCGCTGCGACTTGCTTAAGGTCGCAGTGTGTTGGTGGTAGGTCTATTTGTTCCATAGGTCGTAAGCTATTTCAAGAGTTGATTTATCAGCAATAGGCCACTCGCCCATAACTGCATCAACCGCCTTTTGCTTTGGTGTGCGGGTGTCTACTGCGTGAACCCATACTAAGTCAAAAGTATCTAAACCAATCCCTTCCACATCCAGCCAAACCCATCGCTGATGCGAACCAATAACAACAGCTTTAAAATCACCCCTGCCGTGAACAGCAACCATCACACTACTACCTACTGGTGGCAATTCATTTCTATCAGCCATTGCTTGTGTGAATACTGGTTTGTCTAGCATTGTTTGCGCAATCTCTTTTGTGGTATACGAAATTTTATCGCCGTTATCGCCTTCAATAGTAACCTCATCGCGTAGTGCTACTTTCATTTTTTCAGATGGGACTTTAGGCACATCCTCCCCGAAGTGCTGCGTATCATCTTTGTAATGCGCACCTGCTTCACCACTAACATGCTCATCAAATTCATACGGCTTCATCTTATTAAATGCCTCGGCTTCTTCTGGTGTTTCGGTTGGGATTGTTTCGTGCGTAACAGCGTCGTAATGCTTTAGATAATATTCTAGATAACTTTCATCAAGAGTGTCCACCCATTGAGTGCCATTAAAGTAAAAGCACTTATTCCCAAGCGCTTTAATGACATTCCATAGCGGAGATCCGCTGTGCTCGGGCTTGATTGTGTGAGTAGTGCCTGCTGGTGCCATCATATCTGTTGAGTTTTCCATAATACTTCCTTAGTAAATAATTATTGCTGCTATAGCAAAAACAGCGTTGATTGCTGTGATTTTTATAAATGCACCGCCAAAGCTTCTTGCTGTGACGATTACTGCTGATGTCGATACGGCATAGACTGCTATCGCCATCATTATGCAGGTGACTAGATTCATAATGTGATAACCAGGTGCGCAGCATATGCTGTAAGCGCGATTGCTACCGCGATTAGCTCGCAGTTATTGTTGATAAAGCTGTGAGTATTGCCGATGAATTTAAGCATGGTTGATTGTCCGTTTCGTTATGATGCACAAATAATATGACATAAAATAAAATAAGTAAAGCATTATTGCGGAATCGTGTTATAGTAATTGCAGGTTAACAACGGAGATAGAAAATGAAGCCAAGACAATATAAAAAGCTATGCAAAAAGTCTGCATTAATAATAGGCTTAAACAAGTGCGATAGCGAAGACGGTATATTTTATGTGTTTTTTGAGTGCGGAGGGTATGACTCCGAATGGGATAGTGAAGACGCGTGGCCTTTCTTAGTTGGGATTTTTGACGCGGAAGTTAATACCATATACGACGAAGATAGTGAGTGTGGTATATCGTGGAAGCCTGATGCTGAATACAAAAAGCCAACTCCTAAAAATGTTTTTTACTGGGCAATTAACGAGCGGAGATAGAAAATGTTCCATAAAGTATTTGATAGAGTCATCGGTCATGAGGGTGGCTTTCAGAAAATGCCACACGACCGCGGTAATTGGACTAGTGGCATAGTCGGTCAAGGTGAGCTAAAAGGTACAAAGTTCGGCTTATCTGCCATGACCTATCCTACAACCAACATTGAAGCGCTGACGGTTGATGAGGCTAAAATGATTTACTTTTATGATTGGTGGCGTCCGCTAAACATGGATAGATTCCACCAATCAATGCAATATCAATTCTTTGATGCCGCAATCAATCACGGCGCAGTTAATGCCACTAAGATGATACAACGGGCAGTAGCGGTTAATGATGACGGCATAATTGGCCCTATGACATTAGCCGAAGTTAACAAAATGGACATTAACGATTTACTCATGCTTTTCATTGCAGAGCGGATCAAGTTTTTTACCCAGGTTTCAACATTCGATGAGTACGGCAAAGGCTGGATGAATCGCATGGCCAAAAATCTAGAATTAGCAGCAGAGGATAATTAATTATGAAATACACAACCGGTGCAAAATTGTTTATCGGCTTTATCGTTGTCATGACCGTGGTATCGGTCGTGTCTTTAATCAGCTTAATTTAATAGGAATAACACAATGAAAATGACACCAGTAACATCAAGCAACATCGCGTCCATTGGCTATGACCTAGTCTGCACAGAGCTAGTGGTACAGTTTAAGAATGGCAAAACCTTTTACTATCTCGAAGTGTCGCCAGAAGAGCACGCCGCGCTAATGGCTGCTGAATCAGCAGGTAAACACTTTAACCAGTTTATTAAGGCGGTTAAGGTTGGGCATGAGGTGGTGATAGCTATAACTGATGATATCAATACTGATGACGAGTTGGCGGCTGAAAATAAATCAATCTTTAAATCTGTTGCTGATGAAAACTTTAAAAGCATGAAGTCGGCTATTCAGCAGTGCGGGGTTAAAGATAAAGTCATTGCTGAGCAGGCAGAAGATATTAAGCTGTTACGGGAGGCTTTGCAGGATGTTCTGTGGAAGTCATCAACATCAAGAAATGATGCCATCCACATTATTGTAACCGAAGCCCTAGAAGCCACCAAGGATGGTGAGTGATGAGCGATATCAATGCAACTCTGCTAGGCTTATTGGTCGGAACTATCATTTATTACCTTCACGATAGATATACCAAGTAGGCACCAAAAAAGCCCACCTAACCCGTGGGCTTTTTAATGCCCGTAAAAATGATATACTCAACCCATATCATTAGAGGGTTTATCAATGTCAATAATTAATCGAGTGCGCAACGTCTTTAGTAAGCAAGTGCCACCAGCAGCAAAACAGGTAGAGCCAACTATCAGCGACGACACACCAAAGGCGTTGCATGATGCATTCACTATGGACGGGTTTGATTTAAAGCTTGATGAACTTCGTCATAAATACATTGTCGATAACGCGATCCAGAAAAATGCACCTGTACCAACTGGAGTGGCGATGGATTCCGTTTGTTCAAGCCAAAATTACCGCGGCTCATTCGATTACGTTAATCGGCAAGTCCTTTCGTATTACGTTGCATCATCATCGTTTATTGGTTACTACGCTATGGCTGTTGTGGCGCAAAACTGGCTAGTACAGCTATGTTGTAGCTCTGCGGTTGAAGATGCTATGCGCAAGGGCTACGAGCTCGTTAACAGTGACGGCGAAGAGTTGGAGCGAAAAGAAAAGCGCAGCATAGCCAAGCTTGATAAACATTATCAACTTGACCAAAACATTATTGAAGCCGAAACGTTTAATAATGTGTTCGGCATTCGTCATGTATTATTCAAGCATACCGACCCCAATTTTGACTATGAAAAGCCATTCAATGCCGACTCATTTAAAGGCGGTAAGTATGCCGGCATTTCTCAAGTTGATCCGATGTGGGTAACGCCTGAGCTAGCAGACGGAGACATTACCGACCCTACATCGATTAACTATTACCAGCCAACATTCTGGCTGATTAATGGCAAGCGCTATCATAAAAGCCACTTTGTTATTTTAACGGGCGATCACGTTTCGGATTACCTCAAACCAACATATCGTTACGGCGGCGTTAGTATGGCTCAAAAGGTTTATGAGCGCGTATACGCAGGTGAGCGCACGGCAAATGAAATCCCGCAGCTAGTTATGACCAAGCGCATGAATGTGCGTAAGACTGACTTAGCGAAAGCACAAGCCAACAAAGAAAAGTTTATTCAATCGCTCAATGCTGCTGCTGAGTTCCGTGATAACTACGGAACTCAAGTTATTGGCAAAGATGAGGACTCGACGCAGCTTGAAACCTCACTCGCTGATTTAGACAATTCTATGTGGGCCAACTATCATTTAGTGGCTGCTATTTCGCGCCGCCCGGTAAGTAAGTTATTCGGCACTGGCTTTGGTGGCTTTAGCACGGGTGAAACAGACGAAGATTACGACATCGCTATGCTACAAACATTGCAGTCCGGTAACCTTGAAGATATCGCTTACGCGCATTACGAGCGATTAATGATGTCCGAGTTCAGCAAAGAAATGGAATTAGATATTATTTGGAATCCGCTCAAGATTATGAGTGATAAAGATATGGCTGATGTGAACTTTGTTAAGTCGCAGACGGCTATGAATGAATATAACATTGGTGCTATTGGTGACGTTGACGAGCGTGAGCGCTTATCAAAGGACAAAACAAGCGGTTACTCTGGCGTTGAAATAATGGAAGTCATACCGCCAACTGATGAAGAAATAGCGCAAGCCGAAGCGGAAGCCGCAAAGCTAGCTGGTGAACAATAATGGCAGTAAAGCATCGTAAGATGACACTAAGCGGACAGCGTAAAAAGTGGGTTGAAGGTCGTGACACCACTTTACGCGGCGAGCCAGTTCGCCTTAATCCGCGCACGGCTGAGCAATATGCTGATGAAGTGGTAAAGATGGTTCGCGCTATGCACTTGGATATCAGTAGCCAGGTTGAAAAGTTATTTGCTAAGCCTGTTGCTAAAAAGGCTGTGCAGAAAACAGATGATGTGGCTATGGATGCATCTATTAGTTCAATGGCTGTCGCGCTAACCGATAAATTAGCTAATAAGTGGATCAAGCGCTTTGCATCGTTCGGGGATAACTGGACTAAGCGCATGATGACAAAAGCAACTGAGCTATCAGCCAAAGACCTAGGACGCAGCATGGAAAAGCTTAGCGGCGGCTTAACTATCGATACAAATCAGTTAAGTGATAAAACCAAAGATAAAATGATTGCCAGTGCTGACCAAGCTTCAAGCCTGATTAAGTCGATCGCCCCGCAATATACCTCGGCAGTGAAAGAGGCTGTATCGCGCTCAATCGTTGACTCATCAAGCAGCTTTAGCCAGTTACAGCAAACAATACACGATAGCTTGCAAGACAAGTACAAGTCACACAAGAACAAAGCCTTTAACGTGGCCAAAGACCAAATGCGCAAGTCATACACTGCTATTACAGAGGGCAGAATGAAGGACTTAGGTGTTGGTGATTATGTGTGGAGGCATGCCGGCGGGAGTGTTAACCCAAGGGATTATCACTTGAATGTTTTGAACGGCCAAAAGTTTAGCTTAGATAATCCGCCTGTGATTGATCCAAAAATAGGTGTAAAAGGTAAGCCGGGCGACTTACCTTTTTGTTCGTGCTATATGGAGCCTGTTATTTCATTTGATAAGAAGGGTTAAACACAAAAAGTTTCTCAACACCTTTTTTGGTCGAATTAGTATTTAGCCCTGATTGAATATCTTTCGACCAAATACACTCAAAATCATCTGGTGCATTATATTCACTGATAAATACTTGATGACCTTCTTTAACTTTGTCGCGGCACCATTGCCAAAATTCATCGTGGTTAAAATCGTCTTTGTATTTAGTTGTGCCTGCGTATGGCGGATCGCAATAGATTATTGATTGCGGTGGAATCTCTAAATCTGAATAACCGCAACCAATAAAATTGACTGACTGCAGCAGTGGCTTTTGCTTTTCGCTTGCTTTGTGTTGCTCGGTAACATAATCACGCCGATCACCTTTTGAGTTTTTACCTCTTGACCATCCACCGATCCATTTAGCACCAAAACTGAATGCTATTAATGCGTAGCTAGACAATCCGCTAATGCTGCAGTTTGACCTAGCTAGTTTCGCATCGCGCATGTAATCTAATTCTGAGTATTCACTGTTGTTTTTTGGTGTGCTGCAGTCTCTAATAAATTGAAGTGCATCAATGACTGCAGTATTACTATCAGCACCAATCCGATTACCATCTACCTTATCAATCATATTTGCACCACCGACAAACGGCTCAACGTACCACTGACCTTCTTTGCGATTTTTTAATATTATCGGCAATATGTACTTTGCGATTCTAGCCTTGCTTCCCATGTATTTCATTAATCAATTCCCGTTATTAAAATCAAAACAACAATAACGCGCTATTGCTTTAATGTCAACTTTTATCACACACCTTTGCATCAATACCCAATCTGCAATATACTAGCTAAAACATTGAGGCCATGCTGACTGTATGAAATACACAGAAGATGAAAACGGATACATTACGATACCAAATAACCCGATATCAAAGTCGGGCGTGTTTCAGTATCTTGGTTCTAGCATTTCCCCCGAGCTAGACCCAGAAACCGTTTATAATGTGTGGCGTCCAGAAGAAGAGTTAAACAATCCAGACACTATCGAATCATTTCGCTTAACGCCATGGATACCTGAGCATATCATGCTAGGTACTGGCTTTACGCCTGCCGAGGTTGTTGGCGTTCAAGGTGTTACGGGTGAAACTGTTGAGTTTAATAACGGTACTCTATATTCTAAATTGAAACTGTTTGGCGAAGATTTAAAGAAGTTGATCCGCGCCGGACTGAAAGAGTTATCATGCGGATTTCGTTGCGCGTGGGAAATTAAAAGCGGTATGACGCCAACAGGTGAACGATATGACGTCATTCAGCGACAGATACGAGGAAACCATTTGGCCAGTGTCGAGCAAGCTCGCATGGGTTCGGATGTTCGCGTAGCAATGGACAAGGCAGTTTTTGCTCTTGATTCATTAGATTTTAACCCTAAACCAAATGGTGAAACTATGACACTTGAAGAAGCAATGGCTAAAATTGCAGAGCTAGAAAGTAAACTTTCTGACAAGTCGAAAGCCGAAGACGCTGACGAAGAAGAAGAAAAAACCACTAAAGCCGAAGATATGACCGAGGAAGAAAAAGCCTTGGACGCTGACGCCGAAGAAGAAAAAGACAAGGAAAAGTCAGGTGCTATGGATGCGGCTATCAAGGCTATCAAGGTGCTTACTGCTAAGGTAACCAAGCTTGAGTCAACAGCGATGGACGGCAATGCAATGATGAAAGCTTTCACGGCTAAGCAAGAATTAGCTAAACATGCTTCCGCTATTGTTGGTGCGTTCGACCATTCCGACATGGATGCTAACGGCGTTGCTAAATATGCACTTAAAAAAATGGGTCATGCCTGTGATGCTGGTTTAGAGTTAGCCACATTTAAAGGCTTCTTGTTAGCGAGTAAAGCGCCAACATTCACGGTTGATAACGGTCACGCTAAAGATGGTGCCGATGTTACCAAATCTGAAACGCTTGATAAGGCGGGGCTATAATTATGCAAAGTTCAGTTTCAAATAAATTCTTAGCCACGGGTATTCCTGGCGAGTTTTCGCGCTCTGGCAATCAAGAGACTCGCGGAGCTATTTTAGCCTCTGGTACAGAAGCTAACAACGTTGTTGGTCGTGCGGTTAAAACCGTTACTGGCAATGACTATAATGTCGGTGTTGCGGCTAACGGTAATTTTGCTGGTTTACTATCTAGCCCTAAGACTGGTATTCGTGCCAATCTTGATGCTCAAGCATTTTTACCTAACGCTACCCAAGTAGAAGTTGCTGAGCGTGGTTACATGTTCGTGACGCTTCCTGCTGCCGCTGCTGTTGGTGATTTTGTGTACTACAGCAATACAACTGGCGTGTTAGCTACTGCTGCTCCTGCTGCTACTGCTCCCGTTGGTCATTCTCGATTACCTGGTGGTTTAGTTCAGGGCCAAAACGTGACCGGCGCTGGTGTTGGTGAAATTTACTTTGATATTGCTGGCTCAGCAGTAGCAACGGCATAAGGGATCATTAAATATGTCTACTAATTTAAAATATAAATACCCTGCTCAGTCTGTCGCGATGGATTCAGCAGATGTTAAGGCGCTATCTTCACGCGCTGAAAGCTTATCAAAACTAGGTATTTCAGTTAGCCCTGAGTTTGTGCGCTCATTTAATAAAAACGCCACCAGCGTTGCGTTAGATGCTGGCATTACTCAGCCTGTTACGACTCCTTCAAATGGTACTCCAGTTCAATTCCTGCAAGAGTTCTTACCTGGTGTTGTCAACGTATTAACCACAGTTCGTAAAGCCGATATGGTTGCGCCCGTTGTTACTGCTGGCGAATGGCATTTAGAAGAAGTCGTATTGAAGGTGATGGAGCACACCGCTACCCCTCAGCTTTATTCTGACCATGGCGGTGTGCCATTAGTTTCATTCAATGAAACATATGAGCGCCGTCAAGTTGTTCGTTTTGAAATGGGTATTCAGAATAACCCGTTAGCTGATGCACGTTCAGCAGCTACAGGCACAAGCCCAGGTCAAGAAAAGCGCGTTGCACTTGCGGAAGGTTTCGAAATCTTACGTAACGATATTGCGTTTAATGGTTTTAACGTTGGTACTGGTAAAACTTACGGCATCTTGAATGATCCTAATTTACCTGCTTACGTGACCGTAGCTAATGGCGGTGGTGGTAACACTACTTGGGCGAGTAAGACTACCGTTGAAATTATCAACGATTTATCGACTGCTTTACGTGCGTTAGAAGTTCAAGCTGGTGGTCACATTGACCCAACTATGAATCGCGTAGATCTTGAAATCCCACTAGCGTTTAACTCATTCCTAACCCAAACTGATGGCTCTATTGCCAACGGTAAAACGGCTATGGAATGGTTAAAAGAAAACTACCCAATGGTTCAGGTTGTTACTGTTCCTCAGTTTACTGGTGCTAACGCTGGTGAAAACGTTTTCTACTTGAAAGCGGTATCTGTTGATAACTCTGGCACTGATGGCGGTGAATCAATGATTCAGGTTGTACCGGCTAAGATACGTGCAATGGGTTCAGTTCAGAATGAAAAAGGCGGCACGACTGAGGGTTATACCTCTGCTTATGCTGGCGTATTCACCAAGCGAGCTTATGCAGTTATCCGTTACACTGATATCTAAATCAGCATAGTGATATAACGATACAGAAAAGGCACCTAAGTTGGTGCCTTTTTTATTGGCTTGAATAAATATTGTTGACACGACTTTGTGTTATTGGTATTGTTCGGTTGCAGGCGGTGGCCGAGTCAGAAGTGACCCACCAGATAAATGTGCGACTTGTAAAAGCCTGCCATACGCCTGACAAGTTACCGCCCATGCGGTAACGATGCCAACTGCGTAGTGTTGGCGCTCTCAGATAACATTCTCACAAGAAGTGTTATTTAAAATCTTGACTGGCAAAGTGCCGAATGATGACCAAAAGTGACCGCAGCCGCGGCGACCAATTGAACCCGCCCATCAGCGGGTTTTTTATTGCCTTTTATTCGATAACGATACGGTGTAAACTGTTCATGTAGGGACTCGCCCTATATATCCTAATTAAATAAAGGTGCATGACAATGGCTAAGCCAGAAACTACCACAAAAATCTATTCTCAAGCCTCAAACGACTTCGTTGTCCCGTCTTATCAAAAGCGCGACAACCCAAAAACACAAGCGCCGCATACTATCGAAAGTGCAATCATTGTTAAAGGTGGTGCTAACGTTGCTTACAGTGCGTCGAATAAAACCCAGCGCAACACGCCTTGGGCGATTACCGAAGTGACCGAAAAAGAGCTTGAAACACTTAAGGCGCATCAAGGTTTTATGCGACGTGTTAAGCGTGGCTTTATTACGTTTGAAGAGCCAACGGAATTAAAAGCGGATACTTCTGCTCAAATGACCGAAAAGCAAATGAAAGCCAAGACACCTGCTGCCACGGCTAAAACTGGCCCTGCTGACGAGTAATTATTATGGATAACCAACACAAGAAAATAAAAGGCTATCGAGATTTATCGCAGGATGAAATCGATTTGATGAATCGAATTAAAGAGCAGGGCGAATGCCTAGCTATGATGATTCAAGATTTAGAATGTCTTAGCTCTAAAGGCTTAAGCCCTGACCAGCAGAATCACAGGTTTGAGTGCCTAATGAATGCCTCGAAAGATTTAAAGCAAGGCATCATGTGGTCAGTGCGATCCGTTGCGCTTCCTGATTCATTCTAAAGAGTAACCGCCATGACCATTGATCTCGATATTGCCGCGTTTCGTGTTAATTTTCCGCTGTATGCGGATGAAACTAAATACCCTGATGCGCTGTTAAATGCTCAGTACGCGATAGGCAAGTGCTACATTGAAGATAGTGATTGCACTATGGCAGAGGCTTGTCGTGAGTATGCATTGCAATCGATGCTAGCTCACTTGCTTTACATCCGGGATCAAGTTAATGCTGGTAATAATATTGGCGTCATCACATCAGCTAGCGAGGGTGACGTTAGCGTTTCCCTTGCTACGCCACTTGTAGATGATACTTGGCATTACTGGTTTAACTCATCACCATTTGGTCGTGAACTGGTCGCATTACTTGGCGGACAATCTGTCGGCGGTTTCTATGTTGGCGGCACACCTGAGCGTAAAGCATTTAGAAAAGCGGGCGGGGTATTTTAATTGAGCCGAGTCAGTGTAGACCTATCAGCCATCAAGCAGCTAAAAGAAGCCCTAGCGCAAGCTAACGGTGAAAAGCTGCAAGTAGGCTGGTTGTCGTCTGCAAACTACACTAATGACTTGCCAGTCGCACAGGTTGCATTCTGGCAAGAGTTCGGCACAAAGTCAGCACCGCCTAGGCCGTTTTTCCGCCCTGCTATTGCTGATAATGAAGCGAAATGGGCGACACTAGTTGAAAGTGGTGCTAATGCCGTTATTGAAGGTCGTGCGTCCATGAGTGATGTATTTAATGGGCTTGGGCTAATGGCGCAAGCTGATGTAAAGAACGCTATCACGGGGCCGCACGAGGCGCTATCACCTGTCACCTTGGCATTGCGCAGACTTCGAAATGAAGGCGTTGAGATTAACGGGACATTGGTTGGCGCTGTTGCTGCTGCTATCGCTAATGGCGAAACTGGCACAGGACAACTCGGAGCCCCATACGGCAATACAACACCACTTAATGATAGCGGTATGATGATAGCCACCTTAACTTACAACGTGGGCGAGCCAGAAGAATGAAGAATTTCCCAATAAACCTACTAGCCACCGCGCAAACGGTTATCGGCAAGCAGGATTACCAGCTTCGTAAGTACCTAAGCCGTGCGCGTAATGCTGCGGGTTATTGGGTAAGCACGTTCAGCGAGCCAATTGATATGCTTGGTAGCGTTCAGCCAATCCGCGCAACTCAATATCAAGCTATGGGGCTAGACTTCAAAAAAGCCTATATCAAGATTTATGATATTAATCTAATTGAAGCAATGACGCGAAATACCAATCCTGACCAAGTTATTTATGACGGTTACTTGTGGAGCGCCGCAGAGGATACGCCATGGTTTTTGTCGGGTGGTTGGAATTATGTAATGTGCGTTAGGTTGGAGAAGTATATACCATGACCGACAACGAAATGATGATCGCCATTATCGAAGAGATAGAAAACCAGCTTGAACTGGTTAGCTTTGGTGTATCAGGTACTGACTTTGAGGTCGGGCGCAATCAACAGCCAACAAATCAATACACTGGCAGTGATAGCGATGATTTAGTAAAAACGCGCATATTCCTTTATTCTGTGACAAAAGGTAGCGACGGTCACGGGCGTTCGTACACTCCAGGCGAAAACCTTACCCGTACCGACTTTCAGCAGCGTAGCAAATCAATTCAAGTTAGTGTTGTCCACTCATTTGATGAAACCAATATCAATGCTAAGACGCCGGAAGATGTAACTGATTTAGTGCATGACCTATTAGATAGTCCTGATGCCATCAAGAATTTACGCGATAAAGATATTTTCGTGCAGAATGTCGGTGATGTTCGCCCTATCTTTTTTATTAACGATAAAGACAGAAACGAACAAACACCTAATTTTGATTTGCTAGTTAACTATTCAAGCTCGATAACCAAGACTACAGGTTATGTTGATGTGGCTGATAGCGTGGTCGTGGGGGTTTAGCTCAGGCGTCCCGGCATCACTATAAATACTGGGCTACCGTAATCCTCGTTTACGATTGGCGATACTGAGGTTATTTTAACAGAACTTGATTCGCCAAAAAATTCAAATTTAGCCAAGTTAAATGAGTGTCTATCGCCAAACATTTTCCCAAACATGTTTATATAGTCGGTGTTTAATCCGATTTGTTCCGTGGCTAGCTTTTTCTTGACGTCTGGCATGACTCGGCTTATGTCTGGGTACTTGCCCTCAATAACTTCAACTACATGTATAGATAGTAATTGACCTTTCGAGTCACGATGCTTGACTATGCTTTCGCTTTTACCAAAGACAAATTCAGATTCATGCGCTTTTTTTGGCACGACTCCATTGATGTTTAATATTCGCTCCTTTCTAACGGGCTTTTTCATGCTCATGCGGACGCATACGTAACCGTTAGTTGATTCCACAAAACTGCCTTTAATGTGAATACCGTTAAGATAATAACGAATATCGCACTTTGCTTGGCATACTTGTGCGGCTTTTAGCATTTTGCTTGGTATTTTCATCTTTCTGCTTCCTGTTGTTAATCCTCCACAAACCTTAACACACTTTCGCGATAACGCAAGCCATTTCTATAAAACCAATTCAGGTGATATACTCATCACTGGTTAATCAAACCTTTGCAAAGGACTTTAAACAATGCCTATTTCTAGCAATCGCTACGTAGACATAACAAGCGCGGTTGGTGGCGGTGACGCCTTTCCTACCCGTGAGTTACTACTGCGACTATTTACAACTAACGAGCGCGTTCCAACTGGCTCAGTGCTTAACTTTTCCGCAAGCTCGCTTGATTCGCTCCGTGATTATTTCGGATCGACTAGCGAAGAATATAAGCGCGCAGCTTATTACTTTGGCTTTATCTCTAAAGTGGCAACGTCACCGAAGAATATCCAACTCGCGCGGTGGGCAGATGCAGCCACAAGCGCGCAGGTGTTTGGCTCTAAAGCATCATCGCTTGATACACTGAAGCTGATCACGGCAGGAGCATTTAATATTGTTCTGGCTGGCGTAACCTTTAACGTTACTGCTCTGGACTTCTCAGCCGCTACCACTTATGCCGATGTTGCTGACGAGTTGCAAACTCAAATCCAACTAGAAGCGGGTGCTTTAGCTGCTGCGACTGTTGTTTATGATGCATCACGCACTTCATTTGTATTTGATACCAATGGCAGTGCTGACGGTGATATCTCATTCACGACTGTTACCGCTGGATTGCTTGACGATCTTGGTTGGGGTGAAAATGCAGTATTCAGCAATGGTATTGCAGTGCAAACCGTTACCGATACGCTGTCAGTATCAACCACGTTAAATAATAACTTTGGTTCATATAATTTTATTGATGAATTGACTAATGACCAGATCCTTGAGTCAGCAATATTTGCTGATGGTCGTAACGTTGAATTTATGAACCTGGTTAAAGTGCTTACCACAAATCGCGCCGCCATTTCAGCGTTGATCGGCGGTTATGCATCAAGTGGCATGGTGTTATCACCATTAGCTGGTCAATACCCTGAGCTGTTACCAGCCGCTATTTTGGCGTCACTGGATTACGACAAGCCAGCAGCAAGCGCTAATTTCATGTATTACACAGATAGCCGATTAACGCCATCAGTGACGACTAGCGCCCAAGCAGACGTTAACGATCCGCTTACTGTGAACTATTATGGCCAAACTCAAGAAGCTGGTGTTAATGTTTCATTCTTGCAGCGTGGCCGTTTAACAGGTGGCGAAACCGCACCAAAAGCGATGGGTGTTCATGCTAACGAGCAATGGCTAAAGGCTTACTTAAAAAGTCAGTTCTTAAACATGTTCATTGCATTACAGCAAGTGCCAGCAGATTTAGCAGGTGAAGCTATCGGCCTATCATATATTGATGCTGGTGTTGCTAAGGCGCTTGAAAACGGTTCAATCTCTGTCGGCAAGACATTGACGACCACACAAATTAATTACATCACACAGCTAACCGGTAACGGCAAAGCTTACCTTGATGTGCAATCGCGCGGTTACTGGTACAAAGTGACAGTTAACGCCACAACCAACTTGATGGAATATCTATTAATCTATGCTAAGCGTGACAGCGTGGACAAAGTAGAAGGCCGTCACAGCTTAATCTAAGGGGTTAAAAATGGCTGATACTTCACACAATGGCGCGATTTACACTATTAGCGCATCCAAAACGCTGGCAAATGTGCCCGTGCCAATTTCGGCATTCCCGAAAGACACAGATCCGTTTGACGTGCCAAACACTGACATTTCAGATATGGAAATCGGCACCAACGGCGATGAGATCACTTGGTCAATTCAAAATCCTGTTGAATCGACATTAGCGGTTATTCCCGCAACTGACGATCACGAGATTTTGCAGACTATCTACAATGCCAATAGATCCGAAAAAGGCTCACCTGGCGCTAAAGATGTGATCACCCTTGTGCGAATTTTGCCAAACGGCGAAACAACCACGATGAAAGGGCGCATTACTTCTGGACCAGCTACCACTTCGTTGGCAAGTTCTGGTAAAATCAAAACTCCTACATATGGGTTTAAGTGGTTTAAGGTGTTCCGCACACCAGCGATCAATATTGAAGTTGGATTTTAACTAGTTCAAAAACGGTAACTGGCTAGCCATCTAGAGGCGAAAAGGGCGCACCTCCCCTGCCAGATTACTTAATCGGTGCAATAGATAACGGTGAATCTATATGGCTTTAATGAAATCAAAGCAAATCACGCTGACAAGTAATGTCAACGGTGAGAAGGAAGAGCGAATTTATAATATCGGACGATATGATGGCTACACTGGCTTATACATGATCGGCCTAGGTGCTGAACTGCTCGACTCGGCAGCGCGTAAGAAAATGCTCTCAACTGATACCGTATTTGCTAAAAAGCTACAAGATATGCTAAAAGAACAAGGTAAGTATATCGAGTTAGTAACCGATGATGGCGCCGCATCACTTGAGCCTGTGAGCATGCTTAAGGCCGCTGTACCTGATGTTGATATTGCCCTGCAATTAATGCGTGAAGTGCATGATTACAATACAGCACTTTTTTCAAGCGCAAACCTCTTGAGTCGCTCCCAGAAATGGATGGAGAAGGCCCACGAGTTAGGCAAGAAAATATTGGGCCAATTGTCGGATTCATTCTCGGAGAAAAAGCCGCGACGATCAAAGAATTAAGAGAAGACTACGACGTTGAGGATATGCTCAATATTTATGAGTCTTTGATGGTTAAACATGCTAATGCGTATTGGGCTTACAGGGATTCGTTAAAACCTAAGAATGGTTAGCTTGTTGTATCGGAAAAGTTGACAAATAAAAAAGCAAGGCCTATGATGACTTTGCTTCCTTTCAAATCCTGTTGTTAATTGCTGTTACTCCTGTTGTGACTGCCCTCTTTTTAGAGGGCTTTTTTTTGGCTAAAACCCCAATTCACGCTTAAGCGCTAATTCAATTTCTAAATCTTCACGGCGACGACGAACCTCTAAAGCCTTCTTCATTTCCTTTTCAGTCATACGTGTACGTGTTGGCATTGCTATCTTTGCCAGTTTACTTGCTGTCATTGGGTTGAATGATTGTTTAGCCATTTTCTGCTTTCCGCTCAATTAATCTTGCAATCAAATTATCATTATCGCGTTAGCGTGTCAATGCTATTTTACCATACTAGATAGAAATTGCGCTTGTGATATAATCAAATGCAATAATCATATCTATACTAACGCAGGTCATCAATGAGCCTACTCTCGACATTCTCAATACTGTTCGACACTGACGCCAAGAAAGCGGCTGATGATACTGAAAGATTATCCAAAGCGCTTGACGATGTTGAAGATTCAGCCAATGGTGCTGCGGGTGGCGTTGACGATACAACAAAGTCATATAACGAAAGCACTCACAGCATTGGCGGTTTAACTAAAGCCATGTTTGGCATGATAGCGGCCTATGTGACTTTTGATGCTATCGCTAGCCGTGTTATCGATAACGCCACCCAAATAGATTCGCTCGGTAAATTCTCGCAGACATTAGGGCTTAATATTGTTGAGCTAGATGCCTGGGGCGCGGCCGTATCAAGAAACGGCGGTAGTGCTGAGGCATTTCGCGGCACTGTTGAATCATTGCAAAACTCGCTTCAAGATATGGAAATCACCGGCGGCGGCGAGATGATCAACACCCTAGCCATGATTGGCATTCAAGCCACTGGTGCAAACGGTAAAGTTAAAGACGTATTTAGCTTACTGCCTGAAATAGCCGAAGCCTTTAAAACCATGAGTACCGCTAAATCATTTGCATTTGGCAAGCGTCTTGGGCTAGACCAAGGCACGATATTAACACTGCAACAATCGCGCTATGAAATTGATAAGCTAATTGAGCGCCAAAAGTCGCTAGGAGGCGTGACTAAAGAAGGTTATGAGAGAGCAGCAAAATTTAACGATCAGTGGGATGATACAAAGCGTGTGTTTAATTCATTGTGGATGAGCGCAAACAGCACTATTTTACCGCTATTGACAAAGTTTTTTAATGGGCTAGAAAGTATCGTAGTTTGGGTTAAGAAAAACCAGACGTTTGTTGAAGGCTTCTTTATTGGTGTTGGGGCTGCAATAACTATCGCTTACTTACCTGCCATTATGTCTGCTGCTGCAGCGACTATTGTAGCTATCGCGCCATTTGTATTAATTGCCGCCGCAATAGCGGCTGTTGGCGTTGCTGTTGCGTTACTATACGAAGATATAAAAGCGTGGGTTAACGGCTCTAAATCAGCGATAGGTGAGATTGTAGGCACGTTCGAAGAGTTCAAAGATAAAATTACTGGGGTATTTGATACCATTTCGCAAAAGTGGAAAGACTTTGTAAAATTCTTCACTGACACAAAAAAAGACATTACCGACTTTTTAGATTTATCAAGCGTGTTTTCTGGCGGTATAGCTGTGCAAGAAAACTTTGTTCAAAGTGGTTTTAGCCCCGCATATGACACGATGAGCAACACTGATTTCGCACAGGCTATGATCAATCAATATAACTCAACCAGCCTGAACCAAGGTGGCTATAACATGAATCAGCGTACAAATAATGTTAACGTGAATGTTGGCGGGGCAAATATTGACGCTCGTGGAATGTCATCACAACAAGCATCAAAAGTGTTTAACGATGGCTTGAAACAAAACGTTGAAATGGCAATAGGCCAATTATCTGACGGGGTGCAACGATAATGTCATTTTTAGATAGCGCTCTATCATTTTATTCTGACAACTCATCAGAGCCAGTTACTGCCCTTTTTGACTCGGACGGTAATCAGCTTTTTGAGACTGTTGTTATTCTTGAAATGTCCACATCACCAAGCAACACATTTGCAGAGCATACGCTTGAAGATGGAACCGTTGTTTCGGACAACAAGATTAAAAACCAAACTCGTGTCAACGTCACGGCGATCCTTAGTCCTGACGACTTTAAAGAAGCTTATGCCAAGCTAAAAGCGGCTGATAATAACAACACTAAGTTTACTATTCAAAACCGTGTTGACACGTTTGATTCAATGTATATCGAGGCGTACCCGTATAGCGAAAGCTCGCGCATGGCCAATACGATCGCCATTAACATTAACTTTGTTGAGCAAAAATTTGCTGATGTAAAAACGGGCGACTTACCCGCCAGTAAAGTTAACAATGCATCAGATGCAGATCCCGTTGATAGCGGCACTAAGTTACCGCAAGAAAAAACAACAACACTGTTAGACATTCTCAAGTCCGGGGGTATTTTATAATGCAGCTAGTGCAAATCAGCGCAGTACCAAGTCAGCAATTTAGCATCCCGCTTGGCGGCAATAACTACGACATTAAACTATATTCGATTGATGGAGCGATGGCTTATGATTTAGATATCAATAGTCAACGACTAGACAATAACGGCGTGTGGCTTATTAGCGGATTCAAGATGTTTAATGATGTGCCATTGCTTGTTTATCGTAGCCAAGAAGTAAACGGCAATTTGTTGTTGCAAATATCTGAGGACGAAATACCAGATTATACGCGCTTTGGTTTATCTCAATTTTTATATTACCTCACAGCTAGCGAGGCGGAAGCCTATCGAACGGTAACCGACTTATGAGCGAATTAGATCAACGTATCGTTAAGGTTGCCATTATTGTTGGTGATAAAATAACGTGGTACGAAGGGCTTAATATTGAAGCCAAAGGGATCAAGGTTTCTAACTCGATCATGGGCCAGTGTGAGGTAGTGATTTTAAATATCAGCCGAGCAGCTCGTGAACAAATACTGAAAGAAACAAATCCATTTTTACAGCGTGGTAAAAAGATATCAATCATTGTTGAAGTTGGACGGGTTAGCACTGGTACAACAACCTTATACACTGGCACAGTGTTCCGATCTCAATCAACGCCAAAACCGAATGTGGGCGTAAGGCTAACCTGCATTCAAGGTTATGATAATCGCTCTAAAATCGTTTCTAGAAGCGCGTCAGAAATAACAGATATGTCATCGATTGCCGCTTGGGTGGCAGAGGATAACGGCTATAAATTATCGTTTGAAATACCTGACAAGAAAGTTGCTCGCTACTCATTTACTGGGTCCGCCCAAGCATCGCTTAATCAGCTTGAAGCGTTAACGGGTGCCGATGTTTATGTCGATAATAAAACGCTGTATATTAAAGAAGCTGAAACACCAGCTAATGGTTTGCCTGTGCGCATACTAGACAAGTCTAGCGGCTTGATTTCAGCAGAAGGTACTGAGTACGGTGCCAAGATGAAAATGCTATTTGATAACGTGACCAAAATTGGCGGCCAAATAGATTTAACATCAGAAATAAACCCGTCATTAAATGGATCTTACGTTGTGCGAAAACTTCCGTTTCACATTACTAGTCGTGATGTGCCATTTTATTACATAGCCGAATGCAACAGGATTGACAAAAAACGATGAGTGATGAAATTGACGACAACGACAATCTAATGGTTGATCTGGTTAAGGATATTTTGGCGGCGGTAAAGCGCTCTGTTGAGGTATCTATTCCCTGCATCGTCACTAAGGTCATAAGCCGAACAAAAGTAAACGTTAGGCCATTGATTAAAATTGTGGCTCAAGATGGCGTTTCATATGAACGGGATATTATCGAAGGCTTGCCAGTGTTCACTGCTGGTGCCGGTGATAAGTTTGCTTCATTCCCTGTAAAGGTTGGCAACTTAGGCTGGATAGATGCAAGCGATAGAGATATAAGCTTGTTTCTACAGTCTTACGGCAATGTAGAGCCACCAACAAGCCGTATGCATAGCTTTAGTGATGCGCGATTTGTCCCTGATATTATGACCAACATCACCATTGCGGCAGAAGATGCCACGGCCATGGTGATTCAAACCCGTAACGGAGTTGTGAAAATTGCGCTTGATGATAGCGAGATACGAATTAAAAACGATTCTGTTAGTTTAGTTATTGATGGCAGCAAAGTAACTGGCATTGCTCCAGGTGGTTTCGATTTAAACGGATTTATCATTAATGCTGATGGTTCAGCAGAAAGCCCTGTTTCAATAACGGCACCAAGCGCAGTAATTAACGGTAAAGAATTAGCGGAACATAATCACCCTGCAGGAACACCACCGGGTGACACTGGAGTAAATAATTAATGCGAGCAATAAAAATAGATAGCAATCGAAACCCAATTATAAAAAGCGGTAAGTTTGTTTGGGTAACAGGTATTTATGTCGTTGCGCAAAATTGTGACCAAGCTATGCGTCAACAACTTGGCGAGCTAAATTATAGTGCCGATAAAGGTATTCAATATTTTGACAACGTAATGGGTGGCAATCCAAATTTTCAGCGTTTTGAGGCGCAAGCCAGAACGCAGATATTAAACGTTGACGGCGTGACCGGTATTGCTAGTTTTAATTATGAGTTCAAAGACGGCGTTTTAAGTTACAATGTCTCTATCAATACGATTTATGGGACAGTGACCGTGGCGGATCAAGTATGAGTTATAATTACATTGTAGACAACGGGGTCATTGTCCCGAATACGTCAAGCATAAAAACAGAAGTAGAAGCGGAGTGGCGGCTCATTGCGGGTGAGGATGCCACTATTGATCCGTCATCATTTGAGGGACGGTTAATTGATGCGACTACAACAGAGCGAATTAAAGTCGCTCGGAATAATGCAACCTTAGCAAACCAGCTAAACCCTAACATGGCTAACGGCTCATTTGTTGACGCTCACTTGGCGCTTGTGGGCGGGGAGCGTGACGGCGAAGAACAATCAACCGTTGAGCTTACGCTAACCGGCATTGTCGGCACCAATATTTTAGCTGGATCTTACGTTGAAGATATCAATAAACAGCTTTGGTTTTTAGTATCCGATACGGTTATTGGCGCAGGCAACACGGTTACAGCATCATTTAGATCGCTAAATTATGGCGAGATACCTGCTGCAATTGGTGAGATAACAAAAATCATATCTGGCGTTGTCGGGTGGGAGACGGTTAATAATGCTGCTGCGGCTACACTAGGCAAGATTGAGCAAAGCGATGTATCAGCAAAACGTCAGCGACGATTAGAGCTTGGCGCTAATACTCGTTCGGTTGCTGAGTCGGTTATCTCTGCGGTATACAGACTAGAAGGCGTTAACGGTATTCAGTTTAGAGAAAACTATACTAATGCGACTGCAATTATTGACGGGATCACATTAATAGCCAAATCATCATGGTTGTGTGTTGATGGTGGCGTGACCTCTGAAATAGCAGAGGCTTATTATATTAATCGTTGGGGTACTGATTTTAACGGTGCTGTAGAGTATGTTTATACAGATCCTATTAGCGGTCAAACTCCGACAGTTAAATTTGACAGGGCTACTGATGTTCCTATTGAATGCAGAATAGAGGCGCGCGTTAGTAATTCTCAAAACGCTATCGCTGACATTAAGGCCGCTATTGTATCTTATGCTATCGGCGACTTAGAAGGTGAAGACGGGTTTTCGCTTGGTCTTGATGCTTCACCGTTTGAAGTAGCTAGCGCCGTAAACGCTCAATTGCAAAATGTATTTGTTAAAAAATGCGAGTTAGCATTGCTTGGCGGAACACTGAGCACTGACACGATTATTAATGGCATTATTGAAAAAGCCACAATCACTGAAAATGATATCGAGGTGATCTTAGTATGATTAAACTGATAACAGCTTATGAAGTGGCTAGGGTTGGCGGTAAATGAGCGATCCATACTTCTGTGAAATAAATTTATTATCATCGCTAGACTGGCAAAGGTCGGGCGCGGATATTGTTAAAACGTTTGTGCAAAACCAACAAGATTGGATGCAGACAAATTACGCTGACTTTTGGAATGATTGGCAGAAAGATGTATTCACCCTTGGCACTGCCAACGACTTTGGCTTAGCTGTTTGGTCAATTATTCTTGATGAAGATATTTACGGGTTTTTGTCTCGATCACCAGATAACTATCCTAACTGGGGGTTTGGTCTTGATGATGAAAACTTTTACAATGGCTCGTTTGCAACGGAAGAAGCGTTTTCTTATGAGTTCAGTACAAACCAAAAACGAATCTTACTGCAGCTAAAAGCGTTTAAAGTGCTAGCGATTGGTGGCCCAATAATCCAGACCAATACAGCAATGATGAACATTTTTGGCCCTAATGTTATTATAGCTCTTGATAACTTGGATATGTCATACTCATACCTATTAACTGATCCGACTATTGACGATTTCATCAGTGAGATACAGCAAAGGGATTTGTTACCTAGACCAATAGGAATCGAAGTGGCAGATGTAAGATTTATTGAAGCTAAGACATGGGGTTTTTCTCTGCTGGATGAAAACTTCTTTGATGGCAATTTTTACAACGGCATTATTTAATCAAATAACGAAAGCATAGGATAACCCATGGCTAACGAAACAAAATATTTTAAAACACCTTTTGCTGAAAGTGGCACTAGAACGGAAGTTCCAAACGCAAGCGTTGGCGGCGCGGTTGGGTTTGATACTGGCTTTGGCTCTGACTATGAACTACCACAAGGTAGCGCTGGTCGTAAGCGCATAGAGCGCGATAAGTACAACGGCTTGCACCACAGCATTACTAAAAATTTAAAGCAGTGGCAGGAAAAACTTTATCCGACTTGGATTGAAGATGCAGGAAGTGTAACTCCATTCTCATATGCTATTGGTATGGTAGTTAATCACGCAGGAAATAATTGGATTTCGACTGATGATGCAAACACAGATGAGCCTGGCGTTGGTTTAAAATGGAAAGCCTACAATCAAGTTAGCGACTTTGATAGCGTGGATGACATGCTAGACTTTGGAGATTTAGCGGTTGGTGAACGCTATTGTACTGGCGGAACTACTTGGAAGTACAACGGGTTTTTATTAGGGAATATTGCAGACTTTGAACCAATTTCATATGTGCTTGCTGATGATTTTGGCGCTGTTGGTGACGGGCTAACTGACTCAACAGTCTCGTTAAATGCTGCACTTAGTACAGGGCATGTTGACGTACGAGTAAAAAGTGGTGGGGTATATATAACTAAAGGAGCGATACTATACACGCGACAGCATCAATATTTTAACTTACAAGGAAGTACCCTAAAGCTCATAGATTATATTAATGATGCTGGCCGAAATGTTGTAATTGAACAAGAGTCGTACAGTGGAGTAATCAACGGAATTATTGATGGAAATTATCAGAACAATAACTTTGATATGTCAACCTGGGTTAATCCTAGTACCGGAAGAATTGACATAAACGAAACGCCTACAGCATGGGGCGTTTACATGAGCAGATACGCAACTAATGGAAACGTACTGTTGCAGAGCGATAGAGCTAGCGTAAAGAACATAAAGATAGTAAACACTATCCGAAGCAATCTAGTTACATCTGGAGTTCATCCTCAGGTTGACAATGTTGAAACAGTAAACTCGCTATGTGACCATCTAGTTTATATGTCAAACTCGTATAGTCCAACTATTGGCAGCCTAATTTTGAGAGGCTTCTGCGTAGGTGAAGCTATTGCTGTTTCAACCGTTGGCGAAGGATTGGATGTCCATATAGATCATATAACGATGAAAGCTGTTTATATATCACCATGGCAAACTCAGTCGTCATTTGCGCTTGACAAATACGACCCTAAGTGGATGCACGTAAGGGCCAACTCTGGTGGCTTCTTAGAGCAAACATCAGTTACAGTCGGCACGTTTGACATAGATGATGAAGATTCATTGAACCTTTTTGATAGCAATAGGGGACTACTATTCTATGATTGCAACGTTCAAATAGATACGTTAAATATAAAAACCAAAGCGCAGGCGATTAGCACTGTTTCTGGTAATATGAATTTTATCTTAGCGTTTGGAGGTGGAACTGTTGTTAATATTTCTAATATGATTTTCAAGATAGATGACGCGACCGCTTACCCTAGCTTTGTTTCATTAGTTAATCCAAGATCGGATGCCACAGTAAATATAGGATCTCTTTTCTGTCGGGTTTCAGCTCCAAATTATAGTGACTTTAAATACTTGAATTCTAACAATGCCAACATAACAGTTAATACATTGAACACTACTCAGGGCGCCGGAACGCTTGCTTATATCAATAGCACTGATATAACAAAGGACTCATCAATATCTATAAATAAAATAGTAAAGGCAACTGGCGCTACTAAGTATTTTGATGCAGTAGTACCAATTGAAAACACAGGGATTACTATGTTTAGTGTTTTCAGCTCTGGATCGCTACGCTATAACTCGCTATCAATCTGGTCACCGTCTAATCATCCAAGCGCATTTAATAAGAATTTGATCGACACAGGAACCTCTAGCGGCGGCATTCAGTATGTAAAAGATGGATACCCATCGCAGGAATTACTCATTAAGTGGGGCGGGATAGCTTCAAAAGTAATTGCTGGTTCCAGCCCTAAAATACAATGGATATCAGCAGAAACTCCAGTAGCTGGTAGCTATTCAACTTTAAGGCTAAACGATGATGGGGTTGACTGGGTTGAAATTTATAAGCGATAATTATTAACAAATACAAAAACGGCTCGATATGAGCCGTTTTTATTTAAACACCATCCCCAAAACAATCCCCTAAAAATCTATCCATAAAATCTGCGATAACACGCAACTCATTAGATGTTGAGTCTTGCTTATGCTTGTTGCATCGCCAACACAGGATAGCTACGTTATTTTTTGTGTAACCTTTTGATGAATCGACTCTATCCATTGATGGCGAGTCATCATTAAACCTTTTGTTATCCTTGTATCCCAAATCTAGTTTTTTATCACAGCACTCACAGTTAGGATTTTTTGTAAGTCTTTCTATTAAATGTTCAACAGTAAAAAAATCAGAATCAAAAGTTATTGACTTTAGTTTTGCCCTGTCTCGCATTCCACTCCTAAGAACTTGGCATCTAAATCTAAATGGCTTGTTCTTTTTCCTGGCTTCATCTCTTTTTTTTACTTCCGCTCCATTTGTTTCTGCATATTTAACTCTGTTCCTTTCGTTTATTTCTATGGAATTATCCTGTTTCCATAGCTTAGAATAGTGGTTTCTGCACTTCTTGCATGTATTTGCAACGCCATCTTTACAGGTTTTATTTTTTACGAAAAGATCTTTCCTTTTATTTTCACCACACTTTATACATTTAATCATAATGCCACTACATCTGTTTTATATTAAAAATCACTATACACCTTTTTATGTTCGCCAACAATTGTATTAAAGTTTGGTTAAACACCGTCTCCAAACGAGTCCCAATTTTCACGCTCACGTCTTGAAAATAACTCAAGGCGCGGGACGTCGCCGCAAAGCTTGTCAATTAATTCAAATGCTTCATCAGGCTTTGCACTGTGAATATATTTGTTACCGCCATCAACTGGCATTTTAGCCTCAAAGATATTGCGAATTGATTTATTTTTTATCAAACGACTCAATGAGCCGTTATACATGATCATCACTGACTCAGTACTAGCGCGTGTGCCGTGTCCCATGCCAAAGTGAGTTAAACCGTTCTTAGTGAGCTTGTGCCAAACAAGCCCATTCATCGAAAGAAACTTTTTAAATCCCCAAGCCTTGCCAAGTTGAATTGCATCTTCTGGCATAGCGTTTAGATACCACATAAACAAAATACAATCATCTTCGAGTAGGTAACGAACTGGCATGCAGCAAAGGTCATAAGTCGATGTGGTGCGATACTTTGCACTAGCACCAGACTTCATTGACCCGCCAGTTTTCACATCGTTACACTGCCATGGTGGATCGGCCAATATAAGATTGTATTTCTTATCGGTATTGAATATGTCGATTTTCATTTAACTAATCCTTAGCAATCGCCAGCCCAAGCTTTTCAGCATAAGCCAACTCAGCTAATGCGCCTTTTGATTTTTCCCAGCCTTCAAGTAAATGAATGCCATCAGCGGCGCGGATCATGGCGAAACAGATATCCATGTATTGCGGATCTGTCAGTCCATCAGGGAGGATTGCGGGGTTAAGCGGTATGCAGTCAGCAGCTAGCAAATGATCTGCCATGACGTTGAAGTATCGCTTAAAGGTTGTTGGCCTGCTTGATATTGGCCCCGCGATGTATATTTTAGGTTTCATACTCTACCCCACTTGTCAAAATGGCCAGCCGACCATGCTTGGTGTTTTCTAATTTCCGTAATATCGTTATGCGGGTTTTCAGCGTGCTTGTTGCAGCCATTGCCGAGCAAGTAGTTTTCTCTATCCTGCTTTTCCATTGCGTCTATTGCTTGCCTTATTTTTGCCATTTATATCACCTTTTTTATTCGAGTAACGCCAATAATTTCATTGTACTTAACAATGCTGGCAAATAGTTTTTCCAACTTTTTTAAGTCACGACTAAAGTTTGACTGTGTAACGCCATTGCCAAGAATGGCTACTTGCTCGCCTGCGCCAGCAACCAAGTAATCCCTAAGCGACTTAATCATGCCTTCACTTCTCAAGCCTGACATTGATATCAGTTGATCAAACTCTGGCTTGCTCATATGTCCTGCGAATAGGTATTTCATTATCATTCCTTATTAAATACCGCAAACCGCTTTTTAATGAACTTTCGAAGCCTTGTATTGGCCGCGAATCTCCCTGCATTCGTTTGTTTATGCTCAAGCGGTTCATTGGCTACCGCCTCCCTAAAAACCTTGCTGTAAGCCTCACAAATCGTTTCTCGCTCATCTTCGTTGAGGTATCCTAGCATTTGATGCAGCCACTCAACATCCGCAACATAACGAGCCGCAGGAAGTAGGCCTACTTTTTGTTTTTGGAATGCCATGCGCGCACCGCCATGATTGCACCGACAGCCCCTAAAGCGTAACAAGCGAACGCGCCTTGAGCATGGCTGTCGATTAGATACTTTAACTGCTTAGCGCTGCTTGAGCTTTGCGTGTGGTCTCGGCGCTTAAGCTCGATTAGTATTGGCGGGTTGCAAGGTATGATAATGTCACTAGCGCCAGTATTCATACCCTCAACCTTTTGCTGTGCGCCTTGTCGCTTTGTTCGCTTGCCTTCGTTACGAATATGAACTGCAATTTCTGCCATCTCTGGAAACTCAGCCCGAAGCAAAGAAAGAAAGCTAATTTGCTCTGCTGTTTCCATAGGGCAGGCGCCGCGAAAAGTCGTGTCACCAAATACGGGTATTTGTGGGGGGATTTTAGAGAGGTTCATAAATCGCCCTTGCTTACATGTTTAGACCATAAAATAAGTCCACCCCAAGTGAGGATGCAGCCTGCAATATATCCACCAAAAAATGATAAACATTCTATTGTCTCGGTAGCCATGAATATTCCTTGTGTGCGTTTCGTTTCAATAACTACAATATATCAATAACGCGATTGCGTGTCAACGTTATTTATTCACTTATCTGCTCTGCTAAAAACTCAACCGATTTAACCTCAAACTTTGCATAGCCATTTTGCCCCAAAGATTTTTTAACTTTGAGCTCATTTGGTGCTACCGACCAAAAGCCGCACTGTGAATAATTAGCGTCGATAGTTTCAATATCACAACCATTAGCTCGGGCTAAACGATTAAATATCCAATGCTGTTTTTTAGTGTGCCACGCTATTACTGCGCCAATCTCGGTCGCGTAAGTGGCTTTTATAGACTTTGTGCCAGCTCCGCCCGTGTATGACTCGTAATGAGCATTGAAGCATTGCACGAGCTTGGTTTCACCTGTTGCGATAATTCCAGCTTGGCCAGCTTTCTCCACAAGCTTTTCGTTTGGATCAACTAAGCGACCTTTGCACTTGATGCAATGGCGAGCGGCGATATCATTTTCAGCGTGACATTCATCATTGGTACAGATTTTCATGCTGTAACGATGCGAGCATTGAATTGGCTTTCCGCTCATTATGTATGCTTCTGGATTGCTGCATCGGCGTGAATAATGCGCGGGGACCGGTATTTCTTTAAAGGCACATTCTCCAAATTCATCTTTGGTTGTCGGGTCTAAAACCTGCATGGTGAGCGGAATACCTTCCCACTGGCAAGCGTGGCCGTCATCATCCCAAGCGGTAGCCTTTTCGGTGCCGCTAATAATGAAGTTACCAAAAACGTCATGCGCTAAACCTGCATAAGCGTCATCACTGCGGCGTTTTTTATCAGATACGCAATTGCACGCTGGACACGTCACGCTGATTTCTGGCGACTCACCCGATTTTACCCTGGCGTTTATTTCTGGGGTAAAAATGTCAGACTGTAATTTGTGGCGCTCGATATTTTCGGCAAAGTCGGAGATTAAGCAATATTCTTTATCATCATGTAAACGCAGACCGCGGCCAATGATTTGTTGAAACAAACTAGCCGATTCAGTGGCGCGCATGATCACCACGTAATCAACGTGTGGAGCATCAAAACCTGTAGTCAAAATGTCAACGTTAACAATGTATTTATAGCCTTGAACCTTAAACCGTTCAATTTTATCATCACGCTCTTTTTTCTTAAGCTTGCCGGTGATCACTTCTACTTCACCAGCAGGTAAGTAGCTTGCTATTTCCTCAGCATGGCTAATGGTGGCAGCAAATATCATCACGCCCATTTTGTTAACTGAGTTATCAATAACGCGCTGAATGATGCGCTCTGTTTTGGTGTTGCCAGAAAATGTTTTCTCAACTGACTTGGCAGAAAAGCGGCCAAACTTATCAGTCTCTAATGTGCTGGTATCGTAGCTGTCCGAGCTATCACCAATTTTAACTTGTGATAAAAAGCTTTCATTGACGAGCTCACCCGCCGTGATGCGGTAAAGTAGTTTGGAGTAAAACGGCTCTATCGCCCGATCTTCATCAAGGTGAATTTCTTCTTCACCGGTTGCATCGATGGCGTAAATATAGCCAGTACCCATGCGGTAAGGCGTGGCTGTCATTCCTATGATGCGGCACTTGTCGTTAACTAGCTTATCTTTGATAGTGTAGCTAAGGACTGAATCAATCAGTTTTTTCATGGTGTTGGTCATGCCATGAGCTTCATCGATAATAATAGCACTAACGCCCATGTGAGCGATTTTATCAATAGTACCTAGCGCTGACTGAGGGCTTGCAAATATCACTTGAGAACGTAAGCACTTTTTACCAGCACTTGCGCAATATACCGATGATTGGTGACCCGTTAACGCATACTTAGCCGCATTTTGTTCAACAAGTTCCTTGCTTGGCGCAATACATAACACCCGCTTAGATGGCGCAGCACCAGAAAAGAATTTAGCCAGTTCAGCGACAATTAAGCTCTTACCTGACCCGGTTGCTAATTCTAGCAAGCAAGGAGATAAACGCTTTTTAACGTGAGCGACAGCCGCGTCAACGGCGTCTGTTTGGTAATATCGGAGAGTCCATTTCATAGTTCACCTTCCAGCCAAACTCTAACCCATCTATTGCAACTTGATACATGGTGAGCTTCGTCAAACTCATCAATAAGCGAACCAATATTATTCCAGCGATGGATGTATTTTCCTCGAACAACTTTATATAGGTCTACTTTGTTTTCTTTTGATAATTTGTAATCAAGAATTAAATAGTCTGCCGTAGAAAAATTTGGAGGATTACCAAACCCATTAGGTCCGGGACCGTGATTGCATGCGCTCATTGGTTTTGAATTATTATCAAGCCAATCTTTGTGTGTTCTACCAAAGCAACCCCAAAAATCAGATATTATTTTCTGTTCATCTTCTGGAACCCATTCTGGAAAATTATAATTTCCAAAAGTATTTATTTCTTTACTCATAAATCCACCTGTTGCGTGTTTTTAGTAAAAAGCCGCCATCATGGGCGGCTAGTTGGTTGTGCTAGTTGGTGATTAAAAACCTATATCTTCGTCAGGTAACGGTTCACCTTTATATTCTTGGTCGTGAACCGCTTGTTGCTGAACTCGTTCCTGATGCTCTGCTTGCTGCTGCGCTTTGTAGCTAGTTTGCTGCCCACCAGCTTGAACCATTTTTTCACGCAAGTAGCCAAAGCCGCGAATGAAGTTAATTTCACGCGCTACACCGTCAGGCTCACCGTCTGGGTCTGTCATAAACAAACCGAACTTAACGCGCGCTTCTGACTGTCCGACCCAATGCTGTTCGATACTGTCAGTAGATAGCTCAACTTGTCCATTGGTCATTGGAAAGCCTGCTTGTGCATCTAACACACCTAAATTACGCATAGCCAAATCACGTTTACCAGCATCCATATCATAAAGCTTGGCGTTGTACTTGTACTTCTGCCCGAAAAACTCACCTTCTGATGTGACGACAATATTAATCATGCACACTTGCAGGCTTTTACCTTCTTCGATACCGATGAAGCCGCCAGTTACGGCACACGTTAGCTCAGTATCATTAGGAATTGTTTTATTTTGCCCGTCATAAAAGCCGTCGTAATTTAGATCTTCTGGGTTTTGTTGCTGTAAAAATAATCCGCTCATTTGTAGCTCCGTTGTTTATTGTGCCCAAGTGGGCTTTGATGATTAACTAACTGTTTTAGATAACTAGACCGATACGACCAAAAAACTTGCTTAGCTTGTCGTGACCGCGTTGCATTTGTTCTTGTTTATGAGGTCTATCCATACGCTTAGCTACTTTTGATTTTACTTTAGTTGAAGGCATTTTTTGTTACTCCGTGGTTGCTAGTTTAATTTGGCTGTTGCCGCTTGATG